AAGCAAAAGCACTAGGCATAACACCGGAGGATTTAAAGTGAGTATATCAAAAACAACATTCAATAAGCAGTATCACGAGGTGATAGCTATTAATTACTGGTTTTCTCGCTATGATAATTACAGAGCTAGACTTGATTTTAGCCGCCGCATCCGAAAAATATATTATTAAGGTAGAATTATGAAACTAACCGAATTAATAAAACTAGCTGAGTCAAAAGGTATCGATAGACGAACCCTGTGCGATTCTGCGGGGATAACTAAGAAGAACCTATCCGTTAAGGTGAATAAAGGAATTGAGGTCTTAGAATTGGCTGACGGGCGTTATGTGACCGTTAGGCGTGATGCTGTTTATTTTAAATTAACAAAGGATGAATAAAAATGCGACCATATACATTTTCAGATGATGCGTTAAAAAAGGCGCTAGCAGAAGGCAAAAGCGTTGCCGATATAGCTAAAGAATTTGAAGTAAATCCTCGAACTATATCAAGACGTAAAGCAAAACTTGTCGCTACCGGATTCGACCCCGAAAACGACCGTTATTATAATAACCCCGACTCGCAACTTGTTAAGGGGTATTCCACACTTGTTAGGCACAAAGACAAAGAAGATGGCTCAACTGGCACGGTCATGGAGTGGGTTAAAACTAGCCGCACAATTGACACTCTGATGGAAATGTTTAACGAGCATGTAAAAGAGAAAACAACTCCGATACCGCTTAATGATTTGCCGCAATTTGACAAGCCGGATTTAAACACAGACGTAATTCCGTGGTTTAATATCGGTGATGCACATTTGGGTATGGTTGCGTATGACAAGGAAGTGGGCCACGATTTCGACCTGGAGATTGCCGAGCGTGAATTGTGCGCCGCGATGGGTTGGCACATTGAACGAAATGAGGGTTACGAGCGTTGTGTTATCCAAGATATGGGGGATATGACGCATTACGAAAACTTTAGCGCTAAGACCGAGGCAAGTGGTCACGACCTAGATTATGATACCCGTTATCCAAAAATGATTAAGGCGTATCGTCGAACTATGGAATGGATTGTTAAGAAAGCATTGAAGCATTTTAAATACGTTGACGTGATAATTAATCAAGGCAATCACTCGCGCACTAATGATATTTGGATGGCTGTTCATTTAGACGCAATGTTTAAAGAAACTGAACGAGTTACGGTATTGAACAACGAATGTATTTTTATACCTTACCGAATGGGTAATACGTTTGTAATGTGCCATCATTCTGATAAGTGTCGACCTAAAAACTTGGGTGATGTCATGGTTACTGATTTCAGGCAAGATTACGGAGAAACTGAATACCATTATATCGATATTGGGCATATTCACCATCACATGGTTAGCAAAGAGCATGCAGGTGTTAAGATTGAATCGTTTAACCAGTTAGCAACAATGGACAGATATGCGCATGATGCAGGTTATCGTAGTCGTTCATGTTTAACTGTTGTAAGACGCAGTAAAACTTATGGTGAAGTTGGGCGCGACACGTTAACACTTGAAGAAGTACGCGACCGATTGTATAAAACCAAGGCGGGCTTTCATGCTAACATTAGACGAAAGGTTCACACGATATAACACTCCTCCGACCAGTTAAAAACAGGTTTACACGAGGAATCATAGTGGTAATATAAACGGACTGAGTAAACAGTAAAACCAAGCGGCGGCAACTGATTAGCACTTGTAAAAGGAAAGTTGCGGACACTGGGAAAGACTAGAAAACTATTTAGTGTAGTTGATTATCAAGCTTAGGTACTTGTGCCTATGTCGATTGAAGTGGGTAGTCAATTATACTAAGCAGTTTAAAACTTACCCGCATGACAACTGGTACTTATTAATGAATGTTTGCGCACGACTTTAGTATAGACTTTCAGTTGTCAGCCGAGTGAGTTTTATTATTTTAGACAACCGCCAGCAATGGCAACCGTGATTGGTCGGGTTGGTTTATGTTAGCGGGTTTCTCCTAGCTCATTTGAGTGCATATACTCATCTAAACGCGCATAAACTTAATAACTAATAAGTCGTGTTCATAATAGTAGTAGCCCCGCTATGGCGAAAAGGGGTATTTTTTAATTAACTGAGAGAGGATTGATTATGGAATGGATAAGCGTTGAAGATAGATTGCCTGATACTGTATTTGATTTTGTTTTAGCATACGCTGACGGAGCTATGTCAACAGTGGGGTTTAGTGGGATTAACGGGTTTTATGAAGTGTACCCGATAAAAACACAGCTGATTTTAGCTGATATAACACACTGGATGCCACTACCAAAACCACCTACAACCTAACCCCATTCGCCTAGATTGACTCTAGGCTTTTTTTTGCGTACTATTTACATTATAAACCGTGTTTATTTTACAAGAGAGAAAGCCAGTGGCTAAGTTAACCCAAAAGCAGGAGCAATTCTGTTTAGAATACATTATTGACCTCAATGGAACTCAAGCTGCAATACGTGCAGGATACCCAGAATCAAGCGCAGGCTCAATAGGCGCAGAAAACCTCACAAAACATGCAATTCAGCAAAGATTGACAGAATTAAAGAAAGAACGTGGGTTTGCCACTAAGACGGACGCTGAATACGTTCTAAGGCGTTTACGTGAGATAGATGACCTAGATATCATTGACATACTTAACGATGATTTAACGGCGTTTAAGCCGCTTAGCGAATGGCCTCAAACTTGGCGTAAATCAATATCAGGTTTTGACCTGCAAGCTATTATTTCAGATGATGAATTACCCGCTATTGTGCGAAAAGTTAAATGGCCTGATAAGGTTAAGAATTTAGAAATGATTGGTCGCCATGTTGAAGTTAAAGCATGGGATAAAGAAGAAACTATTGTTAAATCTGTTACTAACATCATGCCAGTACCTAACGCATCAAGTGTTGATGATTGGGAGTCGTCTAGTAAATCGGTACACGATGAGTTATTAAATAAAGATGACTAACCCGCAATACAAGGTTGTTGTTAGGCCGCAAAATGGATCACAGTCTTTGGCATTATCTTGTCCGTGTGACGAAATTCTATATGAGGGCACTCGCGGGCCGGGTAAAACTGCGGCTCAATTACTTAGGTTTAGGCGTTTAGTCGGTTTAGGTTACGGCGCTTTCTGGCGTGGTGTTATATTCGATATGGAATATAAAAACTTGGCCGATATTGTTGCGCAATCTAAAAAGCTGTTTAATAAGTTTGAAGATGGAGCTAGGTTCTTGTCATCTGCAAGTGAGCTTAAATGGGTTTGGCCAACAGGTGAAGAATTGCTATTCAGATATGAGCAAAAAGCAGATGGTTACTGGAATTACCACGGGCAAGAATTCCCATTCATAGGACACAACGAATTAACAAAAAGACATGATTCAGAGTTTTACGAATCTATGTTTTCTTGTATGCGTTCATCATTTAAGCCAGAAGATTATCCACTTGAAGATGGTTCGTTATTACCACCAATCCCATTAGAATGCTTTTCTACTACTAACCCGTTTGGCGTTGGTCATACATGGGTTAAGAAACGATTTATTGATGTCATACCACGCGGCAAGGTATACAAAACAACAACCAATGTATTTAACCCTGCAACAGAAGAGGAAGAGGTTGTAACACTTACCCGTGTTGCTATACATGGTTCATGGCGTGAGAATAAATACCTAGACACTAAATACATCGCTAACCTGATGGCAATTAAAGACCCGAATAAGCGAGCTGCTTGGGTAGATGGTTCATGGGATATTACAAGCGGTGGTAGATTCGACCACTTATGGAAGTCAAGTGTTCACGTTATAGAGCCGTTTAAAATACCTCGAACGTGGACTTTAGACCGCGCACACGATTGGGGTGAATCAAAACCGTTCAGCAATTTATGGTTTGCGGAGGCAGACGGTACAGAGATTACATTAGAAAACGGCAATCGTTTTTGTCCTGCCCGTGGGACTGTTTTTGTAATTGGTGAGCTGTATGGTTGTAGACCAGATGAGTTAAATAAAGGCTTGAACATGTCAGCCACCAATGTCGGAAAGATGGTTAAATGGGTTGACGATAGGATTGTAGGTAAAGACACTAAAGAGCCGTTCAAGTTTGAGGGGCAGTGTAATATCACACCGGGTATTGCTGAAAGTCATAATCGCGTCATGCCGGGCCCTGCTGATAATGCAATATTTAATCCTAATGATGACCAAATAAGCATAGCTGATAAAATGCAAACGGCGGGCGTAACATGGACTGAGTCAGATAAAAGACCAGGTAGCCGTGTTGCAGGCGCGTCTTTGTTATGTGAAATGTTAGAATCTGCGTTAGAGGCTAAAGAGTCAGAATCAGGTAAATCTGAAAGGCCTGCCTTGTATTTCTTTAATAATGTACGTGGGATTATATCAAGGTTTCCAGTATTAGCGCGTGATACTAAAAACCCTGATGATATTGATACAGACCAAGAAGACCATGACTATGACACGTTGCGCTATAGATGTGCGTCGAAGAATAAGAAACCATCAAAAGCAGTCGGGTTTAGTTAAACATGGGGGTAATCACACCCCCATCAGCCATAACAATCCACGACCTGCAACCAATGCAGATACAACCATTACACCTATAAGCGCAACAAGCTTTAATAGCACGTACAGGTTATAATGTTTTTCTTTTAGGTTTTTAATCACAACCAAATCTCCAATATTAAAGTAGTAACAAATAAAATCGCTGCAATAATGGCAATGTAGCCGCCTATCATAGACCACCATTTGGGGTAGGTTTTATTATCAAACGCTAAATCTTGACTAAATAACATAGACACTATTATCAGCGCCAGAGTCATGTCTATTTTCCATAGTAAATCAATCATTATCTTTCCTCCGGTGGTTTACATGCGGTTAGTATCTGCTCAATTTCATTCTTTTCTCGCGGGTTTAGAAAACCTCCAGAAAATTCATTTTTATGGGCTAGCAGTAAACCACTAAGCATCTCATACATATTTTTAGCTTGTGCTAACAAGTATGCGTCATGTTTATTATCAAATTCACCAACAACCATATATTGATAATCACTTCTAACTACATATTCATGTAGGTTGTGGCCTTTTACTACAGACCACTCCCCTTCTGTCACATTTAAATCACTCATAATCATTCGCCTTTTCAATGTTGCGTTTATCTTTCAATTCTTCGGTCTTGTCGCGTGCTTCTTTCATGCGTTTAGCGCGCTGGTCTACCGTTTCCGATTTCTTGTATAAGCTGTAAAATTCTTGTTCAGTCATTGTCTTGCTCCATTCTAATTAACATCTTCTGGTTGTATTCATCAATTCGGTTTACTTCACGTATGAATTGTTTGTTGCGGAATTCATACGCATTTGTTAGTGCATTCATTAGTATTAGTTGTTGCATAATCCGGTGGTATCCGGTTGGCTTATATTGCATCTTCGTTCTCCTAATTAACTAAATCTATTTATATCACAAAACCGGCGGCTAACAACTCTGACCAGTTAGTGTTATTCTATTTTTGTTCTTTAGTCATATTTAGATACTCTTTTCCTTAACTCAATTAAAAGCTTTTGACTCCAGTTTAAATTATCCATATCTGTATGCTTACTTTCATCCAATGAGGTTTCATCGAGCTTTCCATTATCAGAGCATGAATTTAACAACTCACAAAGAAGTTGATGTATGTCATTTTTAAATGCGTACATTTTAAATGAATTTCTCTCTAAAGTTTTATAATCCTCATTCAACTCATCAATCTCATTTTGCATATCAACTAGCTTTTGTATGTCTGCTAGTGAGCGAATGCCCCAACAATCTTGAAGTGGGTAATTACCTTTTTTGTCTTCGCACCATTTCCCACACTCATACGTGTACAATGTCGATTCATTTATTATTACGTAATTACTTGCAGCTCCTTCGCAATATAAAAAATCATCGTGTTCAATACCGTCAATCGGTGGCGCACCCGATAAAATCTTAACCCTATCTTCATGTGTTTCATTGTTCATTTTTGTTGCTCCAATTAAAAATGCGATTATATAAATTCATTGTTTTATACTTGGTTAGTTCATCTTTTAGCCCTTTAATTTCTTTTCTATCATCGAGTCTTTCTATAAATCTTTTTACATCACTTTCAATTAGATTGGAGCTTATAGTCCAAGATATATAAACACCAATACCGCCACTAAATATTGCAATCCTGTCACCTCCATCTTGTATGTGGAATTCATGCTCAGTCTCATTCATTAACCTGTAACACATATCTTCAGTTTGACTGTAATTCATACCCACTTCCTCATTAATTAACTTAAACCAATACTAGCACGGTTTATTTGATTAACTCATTAGACCAGTTGTATGCAGATATAAAAAAGCCAGAAATTAATCTGGCTTTGAACTATTAGGTAATTCCGAATAGTTGCCATTACAGCAACAAATACATTTTTAAATCCTCATCGTTAGTTAAGTATTAAATGTAATACGCACTTTAGAAATTAAACAATAGTCCACTGTAAAATGATTGTCTAGTAAAAACAGGACTGACCAGTTGCGATTTGCAAATAAACACTAATTAGCTGATAATGGTTATTCAGTTATAAGTGGGTTAAACAATGCCAATTAAATACGACATAGACGAACAACTACGCCACCAACAGTATATTGAAAGACTTGCTAGCGGTGGCATTAACTCAGTTGTAAAGCCGTCACTCGATGCAACATACAAATCAATTGCGCGCATATTAAATGAGTTCGATGAAAATCCAACTCAGGCACAATTAAACCGTATTGTTCGCGCCATCAATAAAGCGATTGAAGAAAATAACGGTTGGGAGGTATTAACAACTGATTATTTAAACCCACTTGCTGACTATGAAGCTCAATGGCAAGGTGCGTATCAAACTGCGGCAGGTGTTGCGGCTATAACTGTGCCTGATAGTGACGACATAGCGAAGTACATGAAAACCGCTATGATGGAGTTAACGAGCGGTCAAAACATCTCAGTTGCTCCGTGGGTTGATTACACAATGACTAATGTTGATTCACGTAAGCGTTATATTGATTCTGCTGTGCGTACTGGATTTAATTCTGGCCAGTCTATTAGTCAAATTAAGAAATCGGTTAAGAATGTTGTAGGTGGCATTATTGCGCGTGAGGCCGAGGCATTAGCGCGTACTGGTTACATGCACTATGCAGCACAAGCAAATGAGGCAATGATACTTGATAATGCGGATATTCTTAACGAGTATTATTATCTGGTTACTTTTGACAGTTCTACCAGTAATATCTGCATTGGAGTTGACGCTAAATACAATCCGAAAGGGAAGCGGTTTAAAGTTGGCGACAAATCAGCGCCTATAAATCCTTTCCATTTCCTATGCCGCACACGTAGAATTGCAATAGCTAAAGGCGCGACATTAACAGGTTCGCGTTCTGCTGTTGGTGGTCAATCTGGTGTTGAGGCTAAAGAGTTATTCGAGGGTAAGAAAGATAGGTTGCGAACTAAGTCACAAGTAACATACAAAGGCAAAAGCGATACTGATATATTTAAGCCCGGTCAAGTTAAGGCAAATCAATCTTATGGTGATTGGTTACGCGATCAACCTACTTGGTTTATTAATGACACATTAGGCGCTACTCGCGGTAAGTTATTTCGTGATGGTGGTTTAAAACTTAACTCAATAACAGATGCAAGCGGCAGGACGTTAACATTGGCTGAGTTAAGAGTGATAGATGCTAAAGCGTTTGAGCGTGCTGGATTGGATTAAAAGAAAGCCGCTTTAATTAGCGGCTTTTTTGTTTACTCTCTCATCCTGTCCAGCATCGTCGTATTATCAGTACCAGGTTGAAACTTAAATAATTTATATTCTTTACCCTTAACAAACCCATCTTTATCAAAAACTAGTTTTTGACATGTTTTTGCTTCGTATTTACTTTCTATTTTTTCGTAAAACTCCTTCGCATCTCTGTATAACTTGAAGTCTTTGAATTCACACATGTGGCTGTTATCTACACCGTATTGAACTATATACATAATTGGTTTCTCGTTGGTTGTCAATTAAAACCCCACAATACCACAACAACCAACCTAAACAGATTAGACCAGTTAATGTAATTCATTTATTGCAATTAACGCATTTTGAATGGTTTTATTAATGCCATCTTGTTTTTCATCATCACTTGCATCAGTCCTGTTTATCGCATCGATATGTTGCTGTGTTAATATCTTTATCACTCTCACTCGACTGATTGTTATAGCCCGTTTAAATCTTTTTATCTTGCCGAACCTAATATTGTAGAAATTAACGCGCTTAAATCGTTTTAGTGCTTTGTTCATTCGTCCTCCCAATCACAACTATGCGGTTGTTGGTATTCTTCTTTAGTTTTATGTGAAAGTAAAACCGCTATTGCAATAAACAATAACGGGATTAGTATTATTTTGAGGATTATCATTTGAATGTCAACTCAATATGACCTGCGTCCCACCCATGATAATCGTCACTTCCAAACGTTGCGCCCCATATTAACTCTACGTTATCTGGAATTTCACCACGTAGTTTTAATATTTCAAATGATGCGTGTAATGCTCCGTAAACGATAGCAAGGTGGACTTCATCCCATGATGCACGACCAACGTATGCGTAAAAGTCTAAAGCGTCACCTGATTGATGTCGGCTTAGTGTTTCAGTACCGTCACACTTACTTAGTCCATTTTTAAACATAACAAATTGAGTTTCAGCGTTACGAACTCCACCATTTTTAGGTATACCAAAATCAATAGGTGATATTGCAAGCGCTAAATCAACAATCTTGTGTAATATTGGGTTAACGTCTTTCATGTTATTGATGCTATTTTTACTTAGTTTCCACATTTTACCTATTCCTCAATTCAATTATTAATTCAGCCATATCAAAACCCAAATATTCTAAAATAGAGCTTAATTCGTCATATTTTGGTACAAAGCTACCACCGCGCCAAGTGATTAAAGCTGACTCAGACACGCCATATTTAGCCGCTAACTTTGAGACTGTTATTTTACTCTCAGTCATTGCGTGTTTTAATAACTCTGCCGCTGTTATTTTAGTCATTACTAATCACCATTTGCATTATTATAATATCGACCATTAACACGATTTCTAACATTGACAGTAAAGTTTCTGTTCTGTCTTCTCGCGCAATATCTCTACTCAGTTGTATTTCTGCATTACTTAGTAGTAACTCAGTTGGCTTCCATGGTTGTAGGTTATTCATCACAACTCCCATTTTTTAGTATACGAAATAAACACCTCTGTTTTGTGTAATTCGCCTTTGTTGTTTACTGGCCACCCATCGAAAGGTTGACTGTCATGTTTAACGCCAAAACTCCACTTGTTAACGTTTAGACCTAATTCAAAAGTTGAGCTTATAGGATGCGATTCATAATACGAAAAATCTTCTTGCATAACATTTGACTGATTAAACTTGTAACCAATAGACGTTTTACTGTACAGGTAAATATCAGCTGCGTGTGCGATTGGTGATATTAGGGTTAGTAATAGTAGTGGTTTAATCATCTTCTTCACCAATAATAACACCGTTAACATACTTTACACATCCGACCAGTATTAAGTGCCATATTAAGCCGCCTAGTAGAAATACGGCTGTATGGGTTAGTATCAGTTCGTAGTTAGTCATTTTAAATTTCCTATATAATTAATTATATCGTTATTCCATTCGTAATAAGCACCTTCTGATATGGCGTTATCTAATCTTTCGTACATTGATTTCAACTCAGAAATAACACCGTCTTTTTCTGCTAGCATATCTTGAGCCTTATCAACCTTATCAGACCAAGCTTGTATTGTTTCATAGCGTAGCCGCTCTGATTCTGCTAGTTGGTTTTGCAGGTCTGTTACAATCGATTCCGTTTTAACTCTGTCGTAAGCCATTACTAAACCAACGCCCTTATTGTGACAATATTGCCTAATTGCTGGCGTTAATATATTTGGTTTAACCATCTTATCAGTGCAAGAAGAATAACTTTGCAACTCATCACCTTTAAATACTGCTCTAGCTTTTGTCATTTTATTTTTCCTTATTCAAATTAATATAATCAATTGCATCTAATCCGCGTATGACATGTTTGTTTGGATTGGATTCGTAATCATCATGGTTAAGTTGTACATAAGCCTGTGACTTATCACCGTGACCGCAACACGCATTCATAACCCCTGCAACCTTACCCATACAGCCATCATAACCGTTAGCGGCAGGTGGTAAATTGCAAGACTCACAAATACCACGCTGCCCACTACCTATCATTTCGCTAGTGTATTTAATCATTGTTATTCCCCTACACAAGCATTTGCGTTTAATTTAATCAACTCTATAGCCTCACCAACTGTTTTTACATTTTTATCCCTAATGTCAAAACCTGCACTAGCAAGCCAGAATTTACCATCTGTTGTTCGATAACCCGTCTCAATATCCATATAACCAAAACCTGTCATTCTGCTTAAAACTGTAATACTTCCAAGCTCCGAATGAAACGCCAAAGAGTACTCGCCGTAATCTTTAGGTTGCCACTCTGGATAATGAAATAAATCAGCGCTAAATGGTGAATTTTCAGTAACACCTTTGTAGCATTCTTTGTCGTATTCGTTTGTGTATTTTTCCACGTTTCATAACTCCTATTTGCTTAACTATTGACAGTGTAATACAATTAATCCATTAATGTGGTATGACCAGTAGACAATAATGCAAAATACAGAGATTAAAACAACTAAAGCGCAAACAAGCGACCAGTACGATTTGGCAGAAAAGCCGCTGTTCAAGGTGCGCACGTGTAATAAAGGCAGTGATGAGGTTAAGCGCCAAAAGACTGTGTTATTGCCGCATCCGTCTGATGTTGACCAAGTGAGCGATAGTGCATTATTACGTTATGAAAAGTACATAAACGGCGCAGAATTCCCCGGCTATACAGATGAAACACGCCGCACAATGTTAGGTAAAATGCGATTTATTGATGCTGATATTGAAGTACCTGATGAAGTTGACTATCTAATTGAGAATGCAGACGGGGACGGTACGAGCTTAAAGGCCATGATGGAATTGCAAACAAGCGAAGTACTACAAACCAAATGGTTGGCATTCGTTGTTGATTTCAATGGGCTTGGTCAAGTTGACTTAGACTCTGTTTCTAAAGCCGATGTTAAAGCTGCAAATCCTCGCGCCGTAATTAAGTCTTACAGCCGCGAAAACATTATCAACTGGTCATTTAAGCGCATTAACGGCGTTATGCAGTTAGCGTGGATCGACTTGGTTGAATGGGGTGAAGAATTTGACGAGCAAACAAAGACGACAAGCGTTGTTGAATCGCATCTTGAACTGGGTTTAGATGAAACTGGCTACTATCAGAAAAAAGTTGTATATAACGAGCGTGGCACGAATGAAGACGGTGAGCGCGACTATGTAACTGTTGATGGTGAAGTGCTGCAATGGATACCCATAATCTTTTGTTCTGATGAGCAATTGCGAGCAGGTGAGTTACCAATACAGGTTGGCTATCTTGGTCAAATTGCCGACATAGATTTGGCACAGTACAGAAAGTCAGCGGTTTACACTGAGACACAAAAAGCGATTGCACCTACCACTTACACGAAAGGTTGGCAGAATGGCGATAAAGAGTTATTTGAAGAAGTTAACGGTCGTAGCAAAATAGAGACTGGCGCTTATGCTGTTAATAACTTACCTAACAATGTAAGTGTTGAGGTTGTCGGCGTAGGCTCTGAACTTGATTCGTTCCAGTACGACTTTGAGCAGTACGACAAGCGCGTTATTGCTTTAGGTGGTGCAAGCCCATCAACTGGCGGTAATATGACGGCTACCGAGGCCGACATTAACGCAAGCAAACAAAATGCTATGCTGTCTCAAATGGCCGACACAATGGAGGCGGCAACTAAACGCGCCGTTAGCTATTGCTGCATGTTTGAGGGCGAATGGTCGCCTGATGAGGTTGAATCAATGCTCGATGAAATTACAATTACGTTACCGCGAGATTTTGCAACGCCTAAACTGAGCATTGAAGAGGTTGCACAGTTGCGCGGTATGTATCTTGAAGGTGTATTAACTATTCGCCAGTTAGCCACTGCGTTATTCAACGGCGGTTGGGGTGTTGGTGATTCAGTCGAGGAAATGATAGGTGAGTTAGAAAGCGGCCAAGGTGTTTTACCACCTAGCCGCGATGTAGTTGTTGATGATGAGCCGCCTAGTTAGCGGTTTTAGTCTATTCGCAACCCGTTAATTCTGGCTTCTGCGAAAAATGCGTCCCTGTTATCTGTTGCGTTGAAGTAAACCTCCAACTTCAAAGCTTCAATTTTGCTTTCGGCTGAAACAACCCTTACAACCTCGTTGTTAATTTCTCTTATAATCTCACAAGTGTAATTTTCAATATCACTATTAACATGGCGTTTAACACATTCATGTCGTGGTGATCGCTCCATATCATATCCGCATAACTTACAAATAAATGGTTTTGGCATTTTAACCTCTCTTTTCGATTTTCCACTGGGCTGAACATAAATCTATGTATGCGCTTTGTAACTCTGGAATTTTTGAGCATTTTATTATTTGTGGTGCTAAATTTAACGCTCTATTATTCCATAAATCGGCAACATACCCCTGATCGCCCATTTTATTTTTTCCGTAGGCGCTCATTGACGCGCCACAGTCGCAGTAAATACAATCATCCCCACTAAAACTTGGTTGCCCGCCGCAAAACGGGCATTCTATTAAATTCATAGTACTAACCTTTAATTCGCGTAAGCTATGGCGTTTGATTCAGATAATGATTTCACTTCTTTGTTTCTGCAATCTTCTGTTTCATTTCTGTGCTCTGCAAACAAAACATCTATTTTTGCCTGAGCTGTTTTATCACCGTTGTTTCTAGCTTTTATTAATTCGTTAATTGTGTTAGTTGTTTTCATAATCTTTCTCTCTAAGTTGTTGTTAAGCGGTATTGCCTAACCAGTGAGTTAATAATACACACGATTATTATATTATACAAGTATTATTTAATATTTATTTTAAATTAATTTGTTTGCGCCTAGATAACATAAATTTGACACGTGTGGTCTGACCAGTTAACATTACTAAAGGATGCGCTCAGTGAGTGTGATTACAACTAACGATATTAAGGCCGTGCCAGATGTCAGAATTAACGCAAGAACAATATGATGAACTGCCAGAGTACGCAAAAGATGCGTTTGCACAAGATGGTGATGTTTTTATTCCCGCTAAAGATGCAAAGCTTAAATCTACTCTTAACGATGTTGATGGTAAGTACAAAACCACAGCGAAAGAGTTAGAAGAATTGCGCGGTAAGTTGTCAGCAATTGAACAAGAAAAACTTGATGCAATTGAGAAAGCTAAAAAAGAAGCATTAGAAGACGCCAAAAACAAAGGCGACAAGTCTGATGCGATTGAGCTTTATGAGCAACAAATACAAGATTTAAGAGACCGTACCGAGCTAGAAAAAACAGAGTTAAAGACTCAACTAGAAAAGTTACAAGGTTCAATTTATAGCGAAAAGAAAGCTAAAATATTAGCTGATTTACGCTCTGAAATAGGCATAAACAAATATGCAAAAAGTTTCAACCGATTAGTAGGCGATAGAATCTCTATTGATGCTGATACAGGTAAACCAGTTTTTCTTAATGAGGATGGCAGTGCCACATCATTAGATTTAAATGGCTTTAAAGAAGAGTTATTAAAAGACGAAGAATTAGAGCCATACGTAAAAGCAACTGTTGTCACAACTGGCGGCGGTCGTGCAAAAGGGTCGAATCAAAGCGGTGCTGTGATTACCAAAGACCAGAGATTAGAGGAAGCTAAAAAAAACGGAAACGTTAACGACTTCCTAAAAATATCACTAAACAAAAAGGGCTAAATCATGGCTAACGAAATTACAAGTGGGTTGTTAGAATCCACGTTAAATCAAGAAGTAATCAACGGCGCATTTGACATTGCGCGTTCAAATCGTACAGGTATTTTATCTGTTGTAAACTTTGGCGGCGATATTGCAGAGGCTTACGATGGCTATAAAATGGGATGGTTAGATTTCCGCATTGACGCGACATCTTCAACCGTTGCCGCTGATGTACTAGTGGGCGGGACAACTGTAACCGTACCAACTGGTGACGGTGCTAAATTCCGAGCAGGTATGACTTTCTCACCAACTGGCTCAGAAGAAGTTTTGCTAGTAACTGCGGTTTCTGGTGACTCGTTAACGGTTACTCGTGGATTCGGTGGATCAACTGCTGCTGCACTAACAGAAGACCAAGTAATTACTATCGACTCTGTAGGTCGTGAAGAAAATTCACTAGCTGCAAATGATGGCATCTTCCAACCTGATAAGCGTGAAAACTACTTTCAAACAATGGATACGGCTGTTGAAATGTCACGCCGCGCATTAGCTACGTTGCAATTCGGCAATACTAACGACTTGCAATTCCAGGTGTCGGAACGTATTCGCCAATTAGTAACACAAATGGACAGAGCGTTAATCCGTGGTCGTAAAGCAACTGCTACTATCGGTGGCAATGAAGTCAGCTACACTGGCGGCTTACGCTACTGGTTAACTCAAGCTGGTGCGATAAACACTGACCAAAACGGTGCATTAACACTGGACGCATTAAACAACCTTAATGCTGAAATTGTTAAACGTGGTGGCATGGCTGATACAATTGCTGTTGGCATTCCATTAGCTCGTAAATTAAACGCTTTAGTTTCTGCAAACTACAACAGCCAACGTTTATCTGATTGGTCAAATGATGAAGGTGCGGTTAACCGTTTACCGTCTGACTTGCCACTAATCGGTAATGTTACAACTATCGTAATTGATACTAACTTAGCTGACGATGAAGTTATCATGTTTGATAAATCAATGATTTCTGTGAAACCAATGATCGAAAACAATGCTGATGCTTCTGGCGCATGGCGTACACTTGACGCAACTCAACCGGGTCAAGATGGTCAGCGCGTACGAGTTATCGGTGACTTCGCGATGGAAGTTCGTCAATCGCAAACCCATATGGCGCGCCTATACGGTGCAACTGTTAGCTAATGAAGTATTTCATTGAGCGCGACAAACAAGTAATGTTGCAGTCTGGCATACTTTACTTAAAGCGCGGTGATTACGAAAGCGATAA